GTCAGTGACTTACAGACTTTAATACATGAAATACCCCGTACTACAAAGACCTCAGGTTTATGTCAGGATTTGTATAGTATCCTAGGGAAAATGAGAAAGCGACTGGAATATCTTTATATGATATCAGCGGCCAACGGACATCTAAGACAAGAAACCGTAGGTGTAATGATGAAAGGAGACCCTGGCACGTTTAAGACTATACAAACGAGTATGCTGGCTTATGACCTCATGACTGCCATTCTAGATGAATCCCGTCTCAAGGATTTTCTAGCGGATGCAAAAAGATTTCTGTACTATAAACGTATGGGAGAGAAATATTGGGACACTTATACTAGTGATCATCAGATAACTATCATGGATGATTTTGGACAGAGCACAGACTCAGCCAATTCAGAATCTTCGGAGTTCTTGGATTGGATAAGGGCCATAAATACAGCTCCCTATCCACTGAACATGGCAGCTTTAGACAACAAGGGCAAATCTTATTTCCATTCCAAATTTGTTTTAGCAACCACTAATCTTGACAACATTAGACCTGTTAGCATTATTTCGGCTGATGCAGTGAAGAGACGTGTGGATTTCCTTGTGAGGATTAGACCCAAAAGCAAGTATGCAGATAAGGGGAAATTTGATCTTGATAAAATGCCTACTATCGCTGTTGAAGGGGGAGAAACGACCAAACTCAGTTTGGATATGTTTACATATCAGCTGGAAGATTGGGATGGTAAACCTACGGGTGAAATTATGCAATATCCTGAGTTCAAGGCAATGTTGTTAGAACGTTATGAACTAAAGAAAATGCATTTTAGAGCCTTACAATGTGAGTTAGCCTCAATAGGTAAAACAGCATTAGACGGACATGTTAAAGAACAGCCTAACAAACAGCATGATATTGATATGGATCCCATACTTAAGCCTCAGAGTGGCATAGTGTCCGAAGACGATGAACCGTCACCGGTACCGAGATTAAGGAGACCTAAAAGACGTAAGACGCCTCTTATGCAAGATTCTCCCGAGTTGATCAGAGCAACACAGATAATGAATCAGTATGACAGTTATGAACTTGGAACGATGCTACAGTACTTATGTACTAATGATCCTAATATAAACATGGGATCTATAGAGAAAACTCTGCAGGCCTTTTTATATAGATACGGAGAAGTCTTTGATGAACTATTTGGAGACAACCTTCCCGAACCTGAGGCCGTTAAAGCTTTCGCTAAGGATATTAGAGAGGAGGTCTACGAAGATGAACTTCAAGTGTCTTCTTTATTGACTAGAATCTCAAACTGGTTCACC